TTTTGTGGTCATCGCCGCAAATCTGCATGGTGCTGGTGATGCTCATATCCATGCCCCTCAGTTCATCAGCCACTTGCGGGGATGCGCGGTATCCTCAATGCGGGGCTGGGTCTTGCAGTGCCAAACGCCGTCAATCTCGGTCGCGTCAAACACCTCGGCAAAGTCGCGGTCGATGATGATAACGGGCAACGGGCGGTAATGGCTGCGGATGATATTGGCGGTCATGTCGGTTCTCCTTTTTTGGGGTTAAGCGGCGGCGATAATTGCAAGCAGCGTGTCGCGTTGGCGAATGCGGGCGGCACGGGCGGCATCGGCGGCATCGGCGGCGGCATCGGCGGCATCGGCGGCGGCATAGGCGGCACGGGCGGCGGCATAGGCGGCACGGGCGGCGGCATCGGCGGCATAGGCGGCGGCATCGGCGGCATCGGCGGCGGCATCGGCGGCATCGGCGGCGGCACGGGCGGCATCTTTCGGCCAATCCTTACCGCTCGCCAGTAAATCCATGCCCGTAATAACCGGATCAATAACCGCCTGAATTGCATCCGTAGTTTTTGGCAACGCCCGCAATTCAGCGGCCAAGAAAGCCAAATGAACGCGGCTCAAATCCTTGCCATCACGGCCCACAGCATCGGGCAGCGCGGCGAAAAACTTGCGGCCATCATCGGCGGACAGTGATTCGAATATGTTTTCAGCAATGCGCAAAACCGCAACAGGCAGGCCAAACCGTTCAAAGGCGGGGGCGGGGTCGTTGGAATGCGTCAAGCATCCGATAAAGCAGCCCTTGCCGCCTACGTCCGTTTTGCCAGCATTCCAGTACGAGCCTTTAATCAGAGCATCAGCATCAAGATGCGCGGCAACCTCTTTGCGCAGTATGTCGGTGTTGCGGGTCAGTATGGCGGTCATGTCGGTTCTCCTTGGGGAATGGGCAGGGCGCTAACCCCGCGTTGAGGGGGGTTAAGCAACTTTCCGATCAAGTACGGCTTGCCAGTTCGCGGCATCGGCGGCGAAGAACCGTGCTTCTTGCCCGCCTGACTTGCATCTTGAGGACTCTGCCGAGTGCGCAGATACTTTTGCTTCAAGCATGGCGCGGCACAGCGGGCAGGTGATTGCCCCGTGTGGATTTGCGGTGCCGCCAATCGGCTTGCACTCGCGGCGAAGGCTGCGCCCAAAAAGCGGTAGGTGGTTGATCGCTTGGATTGTCATGGCGTGTCTCCCTATCTGGCGCAGCGGGCTTGCTGCTGATAGGTAGACATTACGGCGCAAAAATCGCCAAGTCAACACATTATTTAGCGAAAAATGCGCTTGCGCGTCTATTTGTTATGTGTATTATGGGCATATGAAAACAGCACATGACATCATCAACAAAATCGGCAAGCCCCGCGTAAAAGCTGGTTTGGGCGTTGCTGACAGAACAATCAACCAGTATGCGCAAGAAGGCAAATTACCCGCATCTTGGTTTGATTTTTGCGAAAAGGCGACCCGGCGCAAGCTGGACCGCTCGTTATTCACATTCAAGAGTGATGCACACGGGGCAACGCAATGAACGCACATGTCAACACCATCCCAGAAAAGCTGCACGAATACCGCGAATACATCGCGAGCCGTGCCGTTGCGCCGCAAATGGCGGGATTCGATCACTCGCCCATCAATAGCAAAGCAAAGACGCATCAAGTCGCGGCTTTGGAGTTTGCGCTGTCAAAAGGCAAAAGTGCGGCGTTTCTTGATACTGGCCTTGGCAAGTCATTCATCGAGTTGGAATTTGCCCGCCAATGCGCAGATGAAACTGGCAAGCCTTCGTTGATCCTTACGCCTCTTGCTGTCGCTGGTCAGATGGTGCGCGAAGGCAACAAGTTCGGAATTGACGCCCGCCAGATCAAGGAACAGTCAGATGTCGGCGCGGGGGTCATGGTTGCCAACTACGAACGGTTGCCAAAACTGGACGCTGATACATTCGGCGCAATCATCCTCGATGAAAGTAGCATCCTGAAATCGTTTGCGGGGCGTACTCGCAACATGCTGATGGATGCGTTCAAAGACACTCCATACAAATTGGCGGCGACTGCAACGCCATCGCCTAACGACCATATGGAGCTAGGCAATCACGCAGAGTTTTTGGGCGTGATGCGACAGCAAGAAATGCTTTCCAAGTGGTTTATCAATGACACTTCGACAGCATCGCAAGACTGGCGATTGAAGGGCCATGCGGTTGAACCGTTCTGGTCGTGGGTGGCAAGCTGGAGCCGTTGCGCAACACTGCCTAGCGATCTAGGCGGCGATGATGCTGGGTATGTATTGCCCGACGTTCTGCGCACCCTACACACGATTGAGGCTGACAGAACGCAAGACACACAAGGCAATCTGTTCCGCATCCCTGAATTGTCAGCAACGTCATTCCATGCGGAAAAAAAGCTGACACTGGCGCAAAGGTGTGAACGCGCGGCGGAATTGGCAACGCATGATAAGCCTGTGACTGTTTGGTGCGAAACCAACGATGAAAGTGCTTTGCTTGCGAATCTTATCCCCGATGCAATGGAAGTGCGGGGCGACATGACGCCCGAAGAAAAAGAGCGCCGTTTGCTTGGTTTTGTTGATGGTGATTTTCGCGCGATTGTTACCAAGCCAAAGCTGGCTGGTTTCGGCGTCAACTGGCAGCACTGTGCGCACGCTGTCTTTGCATCAATCAGCTTTAGCTATGAGCAGCATTATCAAGCTGTACGGCGGTCCCATCGGTTCGGGCAGCTTGAGCAAGTGCGCAATGACATTGTGATAGCCGACACCGAGGGCGCTATCTGGCAGGCGATCCACGGCAAGGCTGCAAAGCATGAAGAAATGAAGCGGCGCATGAGTGCCGCGATGAAACGGGCGCAAAATCAAGCGGACGTCAGGGTGAGATATGATCGTCCGCTTGATCTGGTGTTTCCGAATTGGCTGGTAACGAAAGGAATTTGACATGAAAGAACCGGAATATCAAGGCTTGGGTTGGGCGCTGCACAATAGCGATTGCGTTGAAGGCATGTATGCCATGCCAGAGGGCAGCGTTGATTGCGCTATTTTTTCCCCGCCGTTTGGTGATCTGTTTGTTTATTCGGACAGTGAACGCGACTTAGGTAACGCTGGCGGCGGTGAGAAGTTTTTAGAGCAATATCGGTTTTTTGCTGAGGCTCTAACCCGCGTGTTGCGCCCCGGTCGCATTGCTTGTGTGCATTGCACTGATTTGCCTATGCGCAAGGGTAGGGATGGCGCAATCGGGCTGCAAGACTTCTCTGGCGATCTAATCCGCGCTCATTCTGCGGCGGGACTTATCTATCATGGCCGCGCGACTATATGGAAAGACCCTGTAGTCGAAATGCAGCGCACCAAGGCATTAGGGTTGCTTTATAAGCAGATCCGAAAAGACAGCGCGATGAACCGTGTTGGTATGCCTGACTATATGCTTTTCTTCCGCAAGGATGCGCCAAACGAGCGCCCGATAGAACACGCAGCACCCAGCACAAAAGAGGCAGTAAAGATTGCCCGCGAGTGGCTGGATGAATTAACCCGCGCGGGGCTTTGCGCTGGCACACCGCCGGATGAAGTTCTGGCCGATCTGGTAAAAGATGCTGAATTTGACGTGATGGAATGGCAGCAAGTTGCAAGCCCCGTGTGGATGGATATTCAGCAAGGCAACGTATTGCGCAGCTTTCGCAAGGCTAAGGGCGCGAACGATGAAAAGCACGTCTGCCCATTGCAGCTTGATGTAATCCGCAAGTGCCTGCGCCTATACACCCGCCCCGGGGACGTGGTTATGGACCCATTTAACGGCATTGGCTCAACCGGCTATGAGGCATTGCGCGCGCGCCGGAAGTATATCGGTTTTGAGCTGAAGCGCGAATACGCGGAACAGGCAAACCTAAACCTTCAAGATGCGGCTGCACATGGCGCAGATATGTTTGCAGGTGCGGCATGACGCCCCACACATCCACGGTCGGCGGTCCTCCCCCGCTGTTAGCCGAGCCGAGGCGGTGCGACCGTGTTCCTCGGCACATCCAGCCTGAACTCCCTCGGCCTGCGGGTCGGGGGCTTTTTGGGGGGGCGGTATGATGGATAAATTACGCGTGCTTGATTTGTTCAGCGGCTACACCATTCGAGAGGATGGCCTTGTGGTATCTCGCTTTGGGCGGACCATTAAGCAGCAGCTAGACGCTCCGGGATATGCGCGGGTTGAACTGTGGGAAAACGGCGTCGGGAAAAAACATCTCGTGCATCGCCTTGTTGCGACGGCGTTTATTTCAAACCCAGAAGGCAAGCCGCAAGTAAACCATATTGACGGCAATAAATCCAACAATTCCGCATCAAATCTTGAGTGGGTGACGCAAAGCGAAAACCAGATCCACGCATATGCGAACGGATTACAGCGCGGCTACCACGTGAGAGGTCTAACCATAAGCAAAAGCCATAAGGCGGCGCTTTGTGGGTCGCGGTGGCGCGGCGAGGCCCGTGCTTACATCGCTGGCGGATCACAATTTGAAACACCAGAGCAGGCGGCTTTGCATCACGGCGTAAGTCGGCAGACCGTCTATAACCGTGCGGCATCACCGCGCTTTCCTGATTGGGAGATTAGAACATGGCGGGAGGTAAAATAATGTCAGAGAGCAAACCAAAATTGAAAGTGTTGGATTTGTTCTCTGGCATTCGGCTTGGCGGATTCAGCCTCGGCCTTGAACGCACTGGCGGTTTTGAAACCGTAGCATTTTGTGAAATTGAGCCAT